TGACATAAACCTCAAGACGCTAGAAAAAGGTTTTGACACCGGTTTTGGTACTGAAACAATTGCCGCAGGCGCTAAAGTGTTGGCTGCGCTTGGGGTGCAAAACGCAAAAGATTTTGCTACAGATTCGCAGACATTTTTGGCTAACGCCAACAGCGCTGTTTTGCAAAAACAACTGGAACAAAAAGGCGTGCAGACCGCCGCAGACGCGGATCGAATTACGTCTACCGGCGCTCAACTTGGCAACACAAAAGAAGCCAACAAATTTATCATCAGCGTGGCCAAGGCGCAGCTTCAGCGCGACATTGCCCAGCGTAAGTTTTATTCTGATTGGCGGACTGAAAATAAGACATTCAAAGGTGCGGAGGACGCTTGGTACGCAGGCCCAGGCGGCGCGTCGTTGTTCGATTCCCCGATACTCAAGAAGTACGCGGAGCCTGTAGCAGGCCAAGCAGAAGCCCGTAATGCAGGGCTGGACAAGATCTTTAAGAAGGCACCGTAATCATGGCCGACCAATTTAGAGACCAAATCAACACCGCCCGGCGGGCGGGTTACAAAGACGACGAACTTGTCGGGTATCTAAAAGATAAAGACCCTCGCGTCGGCGAAGCGCTTAAGCAAGGCTATGGGGCAAAAGAAATTTTGGACTACCTTGCGCCAGCGCTGTCTACAGGAGAAGAATTTTTACGCAAGACCGGCGTTGCTGTTCGTGGGGCCACTGAGGCGCTTGCGCCGGTTGCGGCAGGGGCAGGTGCGGGGTTTCTAATGGGTGGCCCTGTAGGGGCTGGCGTAGGTGCGTTAGCCGGAGGATTGGCGGGGCCAACCAGCGACGTGTTGGTGCAAGGCTATAACCGATTGGTGGGCGCAAACCGGCCCACACCATCGCAAGCCATCTCCAGCATGATTCCTGGCCCTCGCGCAGAGACGTCGGTCGAGCGCGTCCTTCAAGGCAGTGCAGGCGCGTTGGGTGGCACTGCTGGCTCTGTAGGCGCAGGTCGTGCCATCGTAAGCGCAGCGGACGCGGGGCTTCCAGTTTCTCAAGGCGCGCTAGCGGTAGGCCGTGAGGCAGCGCGGCTTCCTATTGCTCAGTTAGTCACCGCGCCTATTACCACCGCAGCAGGGCAAACTGTGACCGAAACAACCGGAAACCCGTTGCTTGGATTGGCGGCGGGCGTAGGTACTGGATCTGCCGCAGGGGTACGGCCAGTTAAGCGCGGCGCAGTGCCAACAGCGGAAGAGTTGTTAGCACAGTCTAAGGCTAACTATGAGATTTTAGATAGATCTGGTTTTCAACTTGATAACACACTGTTCAAGCAACACATGGCTGCGCTTCCCGCCAAACTTCGGTCTGAAGTTGGGTATGTAGAGTCTGTAAATCCAAAAGTAGCGGGCGCGTTCAAAGAAATTTTGTCTGACACACCTAAAGATGTAGCTGAAATTACTGCGTTGCGAAAAATCATCGGCGGCGCGGCGGGGAGCGCGGACAAGTCTGAGCGCATGGCGGCTATGAAGTTGCTTGATGAATTTGACGATTACGTCCTAAACGCAAAGCCAAACGCAATCATTGCCGGTGATCCTAAAGCCATGCAAGCATGGAAAGACGCGCGCGCCGACTACGCCAAAGTTAAAAAGTCAGAATTGATTGAAGATATTGTTGCCCGCGCTGAAGTCTCGCAGTCAGGCAAAGAGCCAACAATCGCGCAAGGCTTATCGGCACTGGCGAAGAACAACAAAAAAATGCGGTTCTTTACCGCAGATGAGCAAGAGGCAATCCGCGAAGCCGCTAAGGGCGGAACAATGCAGTCGATGTTACGCACTATCGCTAAGTTTTCGCCTATGACTCCAGCGGCGGCTATTTTTACCGCCGTCAACCCTTACGGGGCGTACACGGCGGCGGCGGGCATGGCAGCTAAAGAACTTTCCACTGCCCGGCGGATGCAACAGATGAACGCGCTTGCCAGCCAAATGCGCCTTGGTGAAGCACCTAAAGTCATTGAAGGTGCTGCTGCCAATGTACCTACGTTTGCCGCCCGCAGCGCTGTCAATAACTTGCAAGGCCCAAGCGGTTTAGATCAGTGGAGACAAGACAACTTAAACATGATGAACAACCGATAATGGAACAACTACTCAAGGACAAATAATGGCTGGACTATCACCTACCCCCAAGCAGCAGGTCTTTGGCACTGACGGCGAACCGCTGGTCGGAGGGAAGATCTACACCTACGCTGCGGGCACATCTACGCCTATCGCTACGTACACCGACTACACCGCTGGCACGGCTAACACCAACCCCATCATCTTGGACTCTCTTGGCCAAGCCAACATCTGGCTTTTGACTAACACCAGCTACAAGTTCATTGTCAGGACTGCAACTGATGTGTTGCTGTACACAGTGGACAACATTTCAGCGCCGCTGGACATTAGCGCGTTTGCAGCGCCGCCGCCCATAGGCAACACCACACCTAACACTGGCGCGTTTACTACGTTAACGGCATCTGGCGCGGTTACTTTAACCGGCACGGGGGCTATGAAACTAAATTCTGGCACTACCGCAGAACGCCCTTCCCCGTCCAATGGGATGATTCGATATAACACCTCCACAGCAGCGATGGAGGGTTACATTAATGGAGCATGGACAAGTTTAACAACTGGTGCTTTTGTGTCATCTGTTGCTACTGGAACGGGTCTTACTGGTGGGCCAATTACCACCACAGGCACAATTGCAATTGACAGCACAGTGGCAACGTTGACCGGAACGCAAACGCTAACCAACAAAACAATTCAAGGCGGGGCGATTACATCAGGTACTGCTGTTGCGTCCACTAGCGGAACTAGCATTGACTTCACAAGCATCCCGTCATGGGTTAAGCGGGTTACTGTGATGTGTAGTGGCGTAAGTACAAGCGGCACAAGCATTGTCCAAATTCAAATAGGAACTTCTGGCGGTGTGCAAACAACTGGATATTCAAGTGGCGTATGGACGGCGAATACAAGCAACGGTAATTCAACAAGCGCATTTTTAATAAATAATGTTGGTGATGCTGCTTATGTACGCGATGGCATGGCGTCCTTAACATTGTTAAATAGCGCAACAGGGTTGTGGACATTTAATTCTGTATTCTCTGGAAGTTCATCTGGCATTAACGCCATTGGGGGCGGCTCAAAAACTCTTTCTGGAACACTAGACCGTGTTCGTATCACGACAGTCAACGGCACAGACACTTTTGACGCTGGCTCCATCAACATCCTTTACGAGTAAACACCATGACACACAGAATCGTAGTTGACTTACAAACAGGCGTAACCACTCAGGTGGAGTACACGCCAGAAGAACAAGCAATCCATGATGCAGCGGTAGCCGCACAACAAGCAGCAGCATTAGCCGCACAACAAGCAGCAGCATTAGCCGCACAACAAACAACAGAACTGACGCAAAGCTAATTATGGAATTTCAACCAGTGTTTAACCTTGTCGGCGGCGCGGTATTGGTCGCTGTCGGGTGGTGGTGCAAAGAGATATGGGACTCTGTCAAGGCGTTGAAAAACGACATCAAGGCCATTGAGATTGATTTGCCCAAAAACTACGTCAGCAAAAAAGACATCGAAAGCCGGTTTGACAAGATTGACGCAACGCTAGAGCGTTTGTTTGACCGGTTAGATAGCAAGGTTGACAAGTGATTGACCAAACAGCCTCTGCTGAAAACCCGTGGCCCAACACCGAAACAAAAACGGTGTTGGTCTGCCGCATCCCTAAAAAGGATGACAGGCCAAGTGCGAATGAGTTTGTAAACAAAGACGGACGTATCTGCCGCTGGGTGGTGACGAACCAAAAATGATAGACCCGTTCACCGCGTTTGCAGCCGCGCAAGCAGCGGTGAAGGGAATCCAAGCAGCTATCAAGCTGGGCAAGGACGTGCAGGGGATTGCGGCAGACCTAAGCAAGTTTTTTGAGGCCAAGGACATTGTTCAGCAGGCGGCGAACAACCCCAAGAAGTTCAAGTCGGACACGGCGCAGGCGCTAGAGACGGTGATGCAGGCCAAGCAGCTTGTAGAGGCCGAGACGGAACTGAAGAACACGCTCATCTGGTCAGGCAATGCGGACGTATGGGAAGGCGTGCTGCTGGAGCGCAACAACATCATCCAGCGGCGCAAGAAGGCAGAGATGGACGCGGCAATGACAAAAGCCAAGAAACGCCAGCAGATAATGGAGGCCGTTAGTATGGCGTTTTGGATTTCCATATTCTTAGTTGCAATCGGCCTGAGCTACTTTTTCACAACCCTATTTCTGGAGAGACGCGAATGATTCCAATCATCGGTGCATTGCTGGGCACGCTGGCTGAAAACGGGCTGACGTTGTTGTCCTCGGCTATTCAGGCAAAGGGCAAAGAAGTGGTCGAGAACACGCTGGGCGTGAAGATACCTGACAACCCTACCCCGGAGGACGTTGCCAAGCTGCGGCAGCTTCAGTATGAGCATGAAGAGCGTCTGATTGAACTCGGCATTGAAAAAGCCAAGTTGGAAATGGCTGAACTGGAACTGCTTGCTAAGGCCGCACAAGCCGATGCCGACAACATCACAGACCGCTGGCAGGCAGACATGTCTTCCGACTCTTGGCTGTCTAAGAACATCCGGCCTATGTCGTTGATTGCCATCTTCTTGGGGTACTTCCTGTTTGCCATGATGTCGGCCTTTGGGTACAACGCAAACGAGTCCTACGTGACCCTGCTGGGCAACTGGGGTATGCTGATTATGGGTGCGTACTTTGGTGGCCGCACTGTTGAGAAACTAGCAGAGATGAGGAGTTCAAAATGAGCCTAAGCACTGAACAAGCAGCGTTTCTGTTGGACTTCTGCAAGCTGGTGCAGTACGCCACCGACCAAGGTTTCATGGTCACTGGCGGCGAATTGGCGCGTACTCCAGAACAGCAAGCCATCTACTTCAAGACAGGCCGCAGCAAAACCATGAACAGCATCCACCTGAAGCGCTGCGCCGCCGATCTCAACTTCTTCAAGGACGGGAAAATCATCTGGGACAAGTCTATCCTGGCTCCGATTGGCGCGTACTGGGAGACGTTACACCCCAAGAACCGCTGGGGCGGCAACTTTAAGTCCTTGGTGGATTGTCCGCATTTTGAGCGGAACGTGTAGTCAGCTTGCGTAGTTCGACCATCGCATCTTTGAAGTTGGCGTTGGCCTGCTCCAGCGCGTCCTGCTGCTCCCTCATTCGGGTGTAGGCTTCTTCTGCAAACTTGGCGAGGTTTTCGTGGCTCCATGCGGCGAAGTTGGGCATTTATTTCTTTTCCTTACGTTTAGGTCTTGGGCAGTTTTCAGGTATCACCACAACGCACCAGATGGCCGTGGGATTGCAGCACTTGTCTAGGTACACCCAGCGGTCTATGTAAGCGTCCGGCATCTTGTTGAGGCACTTCCTGACCAGGTCCTGGTCGATTCCGGTCTTGGCCTCTATCTCATTCACGCTCATACCGTCATCACAATCTCTTAGCAAGGACCGGATGACGGGAGGCTTTGGCTTATGCTTTTCGTTCACTTCTTCACGTTCCATGATTGCGCTCCTTGAGTTTGGCTCCTGCCCATAACGCGCCTAAAGCAAAGTAAGCCCCGTGGTCATCCTTTTTGGCTTGATAGTCAATCTCATCATCTGTCAGCCCTACCCACTCGCGCTGTGGTGAATAGCGTTCATATTGGCATTTATCGCCTTTTTCATGGTCATTGAAGCAGACCAACAAATCATTTCCATCAAGCTCAACATTCCAACGCTCCCTAACATTGCGAGGCTCCCGCGCTGGCACTGGTTGCGCGTCTAGCATTTCTCGGCACGCGATGATGGATGCAATATCCACAGGCTCCTGCAACTTGTCCTTAGCCGCGTCACGCTTTGATTCAAATCCGGTCATGCCTGCTCCTTAAGTTTGTCATACAGCGCCTGTTGGTTCTGCTCCCACATAGGCGTTGATGGTTTGTAGTCCATGTACATGTCGTACATCTTCAGCAAGGTCTCGCGGTCAAGGTAATAGTCGCGTGTGGCGGTCAGTTCAAGAATGTCTTTCACCAATAAAGCCATTGCATCCTTGTGATGCTTGTCGTCTTCGTCATACTCGGACACCAGCTTGGCGCTCCAATTCAGGTCGTCGCCTGTTGTGCGTAGTGCTCTCATAAAAAAAACCAAATAATTAAGCCAACATTACCTACGACAAACGTCACAGCAAGTATGGTGATTGCAACAAACATAAAACTAAAAATCATGTCTCCGGTATCGTCATCGTCGTTCATTTTTTCATCTCCAAAACACGCAGCCCCGACACGTATTTGGTTTCTACATCTAGCGGCGTCGTAAAAGTTTTATCCCCATAACGCCACACCAAACTGGTTAGCGCAACACTGTAGACAAGGATTGCATATCCTGCGTCATAGAATTCCTGTGATGTCATTTGCAAGTCTCCGTAAAGACCGCCAGCGCGCTGTTGCATGGCGGGCAGACGGTGATGTAGCCAATGTAAAAGAACACCACGCTAACGGTGGCGCTCAAGCCGATTAGGGCGAAGAAGGTTTCAATCAATCTCATTTGAATGCTCCTGGTCTATAGCGTTGCACATAGGACTTGTGGGGCGCGCCAATCGGCTCATGGTAGAACCGGCGCTGTTTTAACTCGGATTCACGCCAGAAGGCGTCGGGGTTTTCCCGCTGAATTGAGTCAACTACGTTGTGGACGTAGTCGCCCCCAAATATGGCCGCAGAGCGTAGCTGGCGGCGCTGGCTGTCTGTGAGTTTCATACCTGTCGTGCCTCTCGTAAGATTTCTAACCGTTCCCGCGTAGTCCGCAGGCTGCTGTACCGCTGGTGCAAACGCTCCAGCATGGATACCCGTTTATGCGTAGACCGTTCCTCGTCTAGCATTTGCAGCACCTCGTCCTCGGACAAGGTGTGCAAGTAGTCATTTACGCTTCGCCATGTAGATTTCAATTCTGTTCTCCAGTTTGGTGATAAGGGCAGCGCAACGGTAGTACGCCTTGTAGGCGGCATTCATGTTGCGCGCGCGGATCCGCAGTTCGGCCTTGGCCGCTTTGAGTTGGGCTTTCAATTTTTCTAGCATTTCAAGTCCTTTAATTTCTAGCAAAATCTTTGTGGTACTTATCTCGCGCTTCATCTGCTATAAGTGAGGCAAGTTCCAAATCATCTACGTAACGGATATAGCGTCCGGCAGCATGGCGCACTTGAACACGCCATTTTTTATTGCGCGGTGCCCAAACTACGTTTTTCACGCCAGAAGTGTTATCACACCGAATCGCCGCGTTAAATTGATTTTGACTACGTGTGGCGGCGCGTAAATTTTCAATTTTGTTATTGCGCGGGTTGTTGTCAATATGATCTATTTCCGCAGGCATCCATCCATAATGCAGTAAAAAAATTAACCGATGCGTTTTGTAGTGTTTGCCGCTTATAGTCGCAGCTTGGTATCCATTACTATCTTTTGCGCCGACGCGCATTCCTACGCGTACGCAATTTGAACGTGAAATTTTCCAATACAACACTCCGTCTAAGTAATTAAAAAGTTGTTTTATTTCGTTTTGTGTAATCATGTCAACTCATCCATAGCGATGTCAGAGATTGAGCGCTTGTCGTGCAGCGCGGCCCAGATGCGCTCATCCACGGTTTTGTTACTTAACATAACGTAGCACCACACGTCATGCCGCTGGCCGCTACGGTGCAGCCGCCCGATGGTCTGTTCGTACAGTTCAAGCGACCAGGGCAGGGACAGGAATACGATCCGGCAGCCGCCGTGCTGGAGGTTGAGGCCGTGGCCTGCCGACTTCGGATGGACAAGTAGCAGTTCAATACTGCCCGCGTTCCAACGCTCAATGGCCCGGTCGTCATCCAGCGTCTGGGCGGCGGGATACCGCCGTCTGAGTTCGGCGAGTTCCTCTTGGTAGTTGTAAGCGATGATCGTATTGGCACGTTGGTTCTCCTCAAGTAATTCATGCAGCCGGTCAAACTTGGCTGTGTCAAACCACACTGGCGTTTGGACTGTGATCCACTTGCCGGGTATGTGCGACGGCGTCTGTGTCGTGTTGTACGCAAACCCGCTGGCCAACTGCTGCAACTTGCCGGTGGCCACTGCGGCGTTGACCGCCGTGATGCCCTCCAGCACAAAATCTTTCTTCATGGTCTCGTAGGGCTTGCGGTCGTACAGATCGCAGCGCACCTCGACGGTGTGCAGCGGCGGGAGCCGGTCGCTGTACTCACCAGCGTCTAAGACGAAAGTGGCGGGCTTTATCACGGCCATGACTTT